CTTAAATCAGAATTTGAAGCCATGATGGGTGACAAAGAAGAAGATAAAGACGATGCAGAAGAAGGTGACGAAGAAGAATCAGAAGAAGCCGAAGAGGAAGCAATTGAACAACCTGCTGTTGAAGAAACAGAAGGCGAAGTTGAAGTTGTAGACGAAGCAAAAGCAGAAAAATCCGCTGGCGAAACTATGCGTGAATACGTAGAAAAAGTTTCTGCTCCATCTAATTCCGAAGGCGCTGATGCAACTACTTCACCAGTAGCAAGTAACGCTAAAGCACCTAACGATGCTAAAGCACACGCTATTGGCGGTAGTGAAGAAAAGGGCGGTAGTGCACCTAAGCCAAAAGACATGGGAACTTCTTTCGAGAATGAACCAGGTTCAAAAGCAGGGGACACTTTTAAGAAAGCATCTGCACCAAAGAGTGCTGAATAATTAGGAGTTAGCCAATATGGCATACTTAAGAGAACATCTTACGTTCGATCAGGCACAAGTAACCCTTGAGTCTAAAGGTGAAGGGGATTCAAAAGACCTTTACCTAAAAGGCATCTGTATTCAGGGTGGTGTTAAAAACGCTAACCAGCGAATCTACCCTGTCTCCGAGATAGGCAACGCTGTTAAGACGCTCAAGGATCAGATCGACGGCGGTTATTCTGTACTAGGTGAAGTTGATCACCCAGATGATTTAAAGGTCAATTTAGATCGTGTATCGCATATGATTACTGATATGTGGATGGATGGCCCAAACGGGTTTGGTAAGATGAAAATTTTGCCTACCCCGATGGGCAATCTTGTCAAAACCATGTTACAATCAGGTGTGAAACTGGGAGTCAGTTCACGTGGAGCAGGTGAAGTTAATGAATCCACTGGAGAAGTTAACGGCTTTGAAATTATCACAGTTGATGTGGTAGCACAACCAAGTGCGCCGGGTGCTTACCCGACACCAATCTATGAACACTTAATGAATACAAGAGGTGGTTATAGTGCGTTAAGGGCGGCTCACGAAGTATCGCAAGATACTAAAGCACAGAAGTATCTCAAAGAACAGATGCTACGAGTCATAAAAGGCTTGCAGTAACATTAAGGAGAAGCCAATGAGTGATATGTTTAATAAACTTTTTGAAACAGGCTTACTAGGTGAGGAAGTTCGTTCTGACTTACAAGAAGCATGGGACCAAAAAGTTAAGGAAAACAAAGACACTGTTACTGCTGAACTCCGTGAGGAATTTGCAAAACGTTACGAACATGATAAGACTAACATGGTCGAAGCGATTGACAAAATGGTTTCCGAGCGTTTAGAATCAGAAATTGCTGAGATTGCTGAAGATAAGAAACAACTTGCAGAAGCAAGAGTTGAATATAAGAAGAAAATCGGTGAACATTCTGAAAAACTGCAGGAGTTTATGCTCAAGCAGTTGACTAAAGAAATTGGAGAGTTGCATGAAGACCGTAATAAGGTTTCAGAAAACTTTTCAAAATTGGAAGACTTTGTTGTTAAGCAACTTGCAAATGAAATCAACGAGTTCGCAGAAGACAAAAAAGATTTGGCAGAAACCAAGGTTCGCCTTGTAAAAGAAGCCAAAGAAAAATTTGCAGAAGTAAAAGCAAAATTTGTTGCTAAGTCAGCAGAAATTGTTAAAGAAACTGTAAGTAAGAAACTAGCAGAAGAGATTTCACAGTTGAAAGAAGATATTCATTCAGCACGTGAAAACAATTTTGGTAGAAAACTATTCGAAGCGTTTGCTAATGAATATTCTAACTCATACTTAAACGAAAAATCAGAGACTGCGAAGTTGATGAAAATCGTTGCTGAGAAAGATGAAGCGTTGGCTGAGGCTAAGAAAACCATCACAGAGAAGGATACTCTAGTTGAATCTAAGGAAGCAGAAATTTCTGTTGCTAAAGATTCTGCGAAACGTGTTGCAGTGATGAATGAGTTATTGGCTCCATTAGGGAAAGACAAGAAAGATATCATGTCTGAACTACTAGAGTCAGTGCAAACTGAAAAATTGCACACAGCATTTGACAAATATCTACCAGCAGTAATGGAAGACAGAAAAACTTCTAAAACTGTTAAAAAGGCACTAAATGAAAGCACAGAAGTAACAGGCAATAAAGAAACTACACAACCGGTAGAAGAAAAGTCAAACTTAATAGAACTCCGCAAATTAGCGGGATTAAACTAAAGGAGAAGGACAAAATGTCAGAAATGATCAATGAAAATTGGCAGGCAACCAAAGGCGCACTTCTTGAAGGCTTAGATGGTCACAAGAAAAGCGTAATGGACGTCACTCTCGAGAATACTAGACGTTATCTCGCTGAGTCGGCAACTGCTGGTGCAACTTCCGCAGGAAATGTTGCAACACTAAACAGAGTGATTCTTCCAGTAATTAGACGTGTAATGCCAACGGTTATCGCAAATGAAATCGTAGGTGTACAACCAATGACTGGTCCAGTATCACAAATTCACACACTGAGAGTACGTTACTCAGACACTAACAACGCTACAGGAACTGCAAATGACGTGACTGCAGGTGATGAGGCTTTATCACCATTCAAAATCGGTCAAGCATATGCTGGTGACGGTACAGACGGTAAAGGTGCTTCAACAGCGGCTTTAGAAGGTAGTGCAGGTAACAGATTGTCAATTCAAATCTTAAAACAAGCAGTAGAAGCGAAGTCAAGAAAACTATCTGCTCGTTGGACATTTGAAGCGGCACAAGACGCTCAAGCACAACAAGGTATCGATATTGAAGCGGAAATCATGGCGGCTCTTGCACAAGAGATTACTGCTGAGATTGACCAAGAGATTTTAACATCTCTTCGTTCACTTGCTTCAGTTGAAGAAACTTACGACCAAGCGGCTGTAAGCGGTACTGCTACATTTGTTGGTGACGAACATGCGGCACTTGCTGTTCAAATCAACAGAGTGGCTAACAAGATCGCTCAGCGTACACGTAGAGGTGCAGGTAACTTTGCAGTGGTTTCAAACCAAGCATTAACTATCCTACAATCTGCTACAACTTCTGCATTCGCAAGAAGCACAGAAGGTACATTTGAAGCACCAACAAATACTAAATTTGTAGGTACTTTAAACAATGCTATGAGAGTATATGTTGACGCTTACATGGCGGATACAACTGCTGAAAACGACAACCAAGTACTAGTTGGTTACAAAGGTTCATCAGAGGCTGATGCGGCGGCATTCTATTGCCCATACATTCCTCTAATGTCTTCAGGTGTAGTACTAGATCCTGATACATTTGAGCCAGTAGTAGGTTTCATGACACGTTATGGTTATGTTGAACTTACAAACACTGCATCATCTCTTGGTAATGCAGGTGACTACTTAGGTAAAGTTAGTATCACAACTGCTAACGTATCATTCTCGTAAGAGATTAGTTACAAAATACAGAAAAGGGCGGCTTTATGTCGCCCTTTTTTTATGACCGTTTAAATATCTATATGCAAGACGGTATTAAAGAAATAGAAACTAGTTTGGATTGGCCGGACGTTGAAAGTCAAATCAGAGAACTATCTAAAACAGCACCTGAATTTAAATTTGATGTTGTTAAGTTTTGTAGTGGTATGCGATCTGAAATCAACAAATTAAGTCAGTTAGAATTAAAGTATAGACAACAGCGTAGAGATAGCGTTGTACAAGAACACAAAGACCAGTGTGCTAAAATCAATCGTGCAATAAAAGACTTTAGTTCTGTACACCTTATGCACTTGTTCTCAAGAATAGACTAAATACACTGTCAAAAGGAAGTTGCAATAACGCAACGGACTTATGCTGTTTAACCCACAGCGTACCGGATAGAACCCGGATAGGACTACTTATATAGGAGAAAACAAATGGGAAGACCACTAAACAAAAGATTTTTCGGTACGCCAACAGCGGCTGGAAATGAAATCAAAGTAGACTTTCATAACGGCACAGCCATTAAAGAAGGTTATATCGTAAGACAAAAAGGATCAAAGAAATTTGTATGTGAAGAAATTGGCACAGCAGGTGAATTTACTTGTACACTAACAACAGGTAAACTTGCAAATGCTTTAACGGCAGGTGAAATGGCTATCACATTCAAAATGGATGATTCAGAAACTTATCAAGTTTCTAAAATATCAGGTCGTAAAGCAACTTTAATTGCTCCAGACGGAACTGGTTCTAATGCATATGACGGACAGTCAGTGCCGTGGAACTTTAGCACAAGCACATCAGATGGTGCGGCGCAAGTTGAAGAAGCAGGTGATGATAATACACTTGTTGGTACAGACGACGACGATTTCGCTAACGCATAATCGCATATTGGAGAGGGCAAAGTTCGCTTTGCCCTTTTCTCTTGACTAAATAATGCTATAGACAAAGGATCCGCACAAAATGGCAGTAGACGTACTTAAAGTAACAGGTGATTATAAAATTGTAACAAGTTCTGCGACAGGAACGCAACTTACTATGGATACTCCAGAAGTAAGAATCACTGGAGATTTGACTGTATTAGGTAATACAACAACTATTAATACTGCAAATATGTCAATTGAGGATAATGTTATTATTCTTAATTCAGGTGAAACATCACCAAGTGGCATAAGTTTAGGACAAGCAGGACTTAATATATACAGAGGTCCTTCAAGTTCAGCGGCAACTTTACTTTTTGATGACACATTATCTTACTTACAACCAAGTGGCTCAACTGGTCCAGGAGTTTTTACATTTAAAGTAGGCTCTAGTTTAGGTGCTATTCAAGCACACGTTATAGAAACTACAGGAGAAAATTTATTACTGTTAGGACAAAATGCGGCTAATGCTGTTGTTAGTGTTACAGGTACAAGTGATTATGAAACAAATGTTACTGATGACGATCATATACCAAATAAAAAATATGTAGATACAGCAGTTGCAGGTGCGGCCATTAGTAGAATGACAGCAGGAAATACTATTGCTGAAGTATTTGATACTAGCGATGGTGATCCTCTTTCACAGTTTACTATTAATGTAGACGGAGCAGAAAAATTTAGTGTTAACGCAATTACAACAGAATTTCAAGATGTTCAATTAGATGGAACAACAATTAGACCTAAAAATTCAAACTCAAGTTTATTTTTAGAAACTAACGGTACTGGAGAAGTAGTTGTACGTGATGTATTAAGTATTGAAGGTGCTGTTGCACCAAGTGCACCAAATGCAGATAGTGGTAGAATTAAATTGTATTCACAAGCCGAAGCAGAGGGTGGTTCTGGACTATATTTTGTAAATACAACTAGTACAAGAGATGAACTAGTAAGTAAAAAGAAAGCATTGCTGTATAGCATGTTATTTTAGGAAAAACAATGGCGATAACAAATAATTTTATAGATGCTACATTAACAACCCTTTATACCAGCAGTGGTCAATCAGCGATCACAAGTATGATATTTTGTAACTATCAAGATACAGATAATATTAGCGGTACTCCAGGAAACGTTTTGACTGATGCAGACACATTTTTAGATTTGCATGTTGTACCAAATGGTGGATCAGCAGGCGATGAAAACAAAATTTTACATCAATTAAAAATACCAGGTGGTGAAACTTTTATTATGGATACAGAACGTTTGGTATTAGAAAACGGCGATACTATTGTAGCACAAACAACTTCACCTGCTACAATTAGTGCGACAATTAGTACGGTAGCAGTGTAATGAGATTTGTAAAAAAGCAACAAATTAATTCTAAACTTATCACAGATCCAAGTGTTTCAGTTGAAGCAAATGGACAAGTTGTGTTAGGTACGAGTTATGCTTTGAAAGTTCCTATGGGAACATCAGCAGAACGTCCTGCTTATCCTGAAAACGGCCAAATGAGATATAATACAGAAACAAATGAATTTGAATTCTATGTAAACAATGCATGGGAAGACGCTAGAACTATGCGTCCTAATACAATCACAGTACAGAACTTAGGTACTGGTGATGCAACAAATCAAGAGTTTGGACCTTTAAATCCAACACCAGCAACAGCGGCAAATGTTTTAGTACTTGTTGAAAACGTTGTGCAAATTGCAGGCGTAAACTATACAATGATACAAGGACAAGGTGGACAATTTTTACGTTTTGACAGTGCTGTACCTCTTGGCAAAGATGTTGTTGTAATCCACGGTTTTGACTAAACCAACTATACCCTTTTTCCATTAAAGACTAAATACTGTTAATGCAAATTTGACCGAATCAGTTTGCAGGACAAACAGTGGTTAACCCGCTATGTAAGGTGGTTAGAGGCACAGGATGCCCGTTTATAGGAGAACACAATGGCCGTCGGTCGAATTTCAGGTCCGTTGTTGAAGGCAAATTTGCTACGTAATGGAGTAGATTTAGCATTTGAAACGGATTTATTATACTTAGATGTCAACAACAACAGGATTGGTGTTAAGAACACTAGCCCCGATTATGATTTAGACGTAACCGGCACTATAAACGCAACAAATTTACAAGCAACAAACCAAGTTACAGTAGGAAATTTAAACCTACAGAACAACACAATATCTTCCAACTTAGGAACAATTGAATTATTACCAGCAGGTAATGATCCAGTTATCTATCATTCAAAAATAAGAGTTGACAGTTTAGAAATAAATGACAACTACATTACTTCAATTGATTCAAATGCACCAGTAGAAATTAGACCAAACGGTGTTGGTACAATTGAATTAGTTGGTAACACAAATGTAACAGGTAATTTATTTGCAACTGGTACAATTACTGCGGCAGGAAATATTACACTTGGTGATGCAAACACAGACAACATTACTTTTAATGCAGATGTTGTAAGTGATATTTTACCAGATGAATCTGACAAATATGTTTTAGGTAATCCAAGTAAGCGTTGGAAAACAATAGATTCTAATCAAGCAAACATTGGCGGTATACAAATTACTGACAATACTATTCAACCACAAAACACAAATGAAAATTTAATTATTCGTGCAAATGGTACAGGTGTTGTAAACATTTATGGACTTGAAGTTACTTCAGGTGGTAACGTTAACCTTACAGGTGAAGAATTAAGATTTGGTAATATATTAGTTGATGGTGATGCTGACAACACAGGTATTTTTGCAGTCAACTCAAATACAAATATCAACATTAACTCTTCCGGTAGTGGTAGAGTTTATGCTAATGGCACTGACTTATTATTACAACAAGGTAACAGTTACTTTGTACATTCAAACGGTAATGATACAAACAATGGTGGTGCAGAAAACGAAGCATTCTTAACTTTAGCAAAAGCACTTACTGTTGCAACAGCAGGTGATACAATTTATTTAGGTAGTGGAACATTCGAAGAAACTGCTCCACTTACAGTTCCGGCAGGTGTTAGTATTATTGGACAAGGACTACGTTCAACACAATTAAAACCAACTGCGGCAACAAGAGATTTAAACTTCTTTTTACTTAACGGTGAAGTAACTATTGAAAACCTTACTGTTAGAGAAATAGAATATAACGCAGGCAATGATACAGGTTATGCTTTTCAATATGCAAACAATGCATTGATAACAAGACGTAGTGCTTACCTAAGACATATTACAATTTTAAACTTTGGTTCAACAGTAAGACTTGGAACTAATCCAGCAAATGATCCATATGGTTATGATGCAGGTGATGCAGGTCGCGGTATTAAAATTGATGGAAGTATTTTAAACAGTAGTTCATTAGAAGCGGCAATGCTTTTTGATAGTGTAACACTTATTGTTCCAAATGCAAAAGGTTTAATTATTACAGAAGGTGCTAGAGCAGAATGGCTCAACAGTTTTGTGTATTTTGCTAGTCAAGGTATTGAAGGTGTCGCAGGTACAACAGGATTATATGGCGACGGTAAAACATTTGTTGAGTTTGCAAGTGTAACAAATGGTCCATTCCAAGCAGGAGAAAGTGTTGTCTTTACATCAACAGATGGATCGACTACTGCAACTGCAACAGTAGAAAGTGTAAACGGAAATACACTTACAATTGATGGACGTTTTGATAACCTAGCAAACTTTACTGATTTAACATTTACAGATAACACTGCAAGTATTCAAGGTCAAACATCTAATGCTACTGCAACATCAATAATTAGATATGATAGAAAACAATTTGGTGCTGAACTAAGATCTATTGCATCAGCAAACGTTTATGGACAATTTGGAATAAGAGCAGACGGTCCTGATGTAAGACTTAGAATGAGTTCACATGATTTTGGTTACATTGGCTCAGGCAAAAAGTTTGATAACAATGACAATGATGTTGCACAAGCAAATGAAATTACAGAAGTAAACGGTGGTAGAGTATTTTATAACTCAACTGACCAATATGGTGATTACAGAATTGGTGATTTATTTTATGTAGATCAAGACACAGGTGCTGTTACATTCAGTGGTGGAAACTTTGATGTTAGTTCACTAACAGGTATTAATTTTACAAATGGTGGTAACACTACTATTATTGATCCTACACAAGTAGCAACAGGTAATATTGTACTATCAGGTAACACTGTTTCTACTACAACAGGCGATCTAACAATAGCACCGACAACAGGTGAAACAAATATTACAGGAAACTTAAATGTAAGTGGTAACATTGATTTAGAAGGTAACATTACATTAGGTAACCAAGACACAGATAATATCACAATCAATGCAGATCTAAACAGTAACTTAATACCTGATGCAGATATTACATATGATATAGGTAAAACAACAAAACGTTGGAGAAATGCACACATCAAAAACTTCTACGGTGGTGATGGGTCAACTTCAAACTTGATTATGATAATGGAAGACAATCAAGTTAATGCAACACAGATACAAGTTGACAACGTTTTAATTAGAAACAACGGTTTAGAAACAACTATATCAGGTGCAAATTTAGAATTACAAGGTAACCAAACAGGTTATGTTGATATTGTTGGTAATCAAGCACTTAACATTCCAACAGGTACAACAATACAAAGACCAACTGGTGTTACAGGACACATACGTTTTAATACAACCACACAACAGTTTGAAGGTTATGCAACAAATGCTTGGAGTTCACTAGGTGGTGTAAGAGATGTTGACAGTGATACTTACATTCAACCAGAATCTGGACCAGGTGCTGACGAAGATGTTTTACAATTCTTTACCGGCGGAACTGAAACTGCACAATTAGATACAACAAGTTTTAGAACAAATAGTTTACAACCACTTACAGATGATTTTATTAAGTTTGATAACACAACTGCTATTAAGTTACCGGTTGGTACAGACGCAGAACGTCCAACAGGTAATGTAAACTTATTAAAAGGTACTGTAAGATTTAATACAGATACAACACAGTTTGAAGGATTCAACGGAACTGCTTGGTCAAGTTTAGGCGGAGTACGTGACGTAGATAATGACACATACATTATTCCAGAAAGTGTGCCTGGTGCAGACGAAGACAGATTAGATTTTTATTCAGGTGGTACAAAAGCCGCTGAACTTGATTCTACTAACGGATTCACAGTAGATAAAATTAGAGCATTAGATCAAGCACTAGGAAGTTATGTTGACTTTACTGGAACAGTTGGTATTAAGATTCCAACAGGAACAACTTTACAAAGACCAGCAGGTTACAACACAGGTGACACAGGTGTAATTAGATACAACAGTAACTTAAGATCAATTGAAGCATGGTCAGGTAGTG